TTCCTTCCGTATGATGGTGGTACATACAGACAGGCACCTTACGAGGATTGTACAGAGGAAGAGTACAACACCCTCAAGGGAGAGATGCCAACAATTGACTGGACTAAGTTTATTGAAGTGACAGACAATGTGGAAGGAGCACAAATGCTGGCATGTACTGCTGGCGCATGTGAAATATAGACTATTGTAACAAATGATTGCACGGTAACATCAAGTATGTTATCGTGCATTTTTAACACCGATGCGTCGGTTTGCCATAGGAGCGATTATGATAGTTAATTTAGACTTTGAAACACGCAGTAAAGTAGATTTAAAAGTACATGGGTTAGATCAATACGCTAGGGATGCCAGTACAGAAGTAATCTGTATGGCATACAGTGCTAACAATAATCCAATTCAAATATGGTTACCTGGTAATCCAGTACCTACCTTCTTTGTAGAACCGACTACACGATTCCAAGCATGGAACGCAGCCTTCGAATACAACATCATGAAGCATGTATTACATTGGCCAGTCACATGGGAGCAGATGATTGACTCCATGGCTATTGCAGCCGCCAATAACATCCCACAAGGGTTGGATGATGCTGCTATATTTGTAGGCGCTACACAACAAAAAGATGCGATTGGTAAACGGCTCATTCAGAAACTATCCAAACCAAGCAGTAAGGGTGATTTTAACAAAGAACCTGACTTGCTAAGACAGATGTATGACTACTGCAAACAAGACGTTCGAACTGAAATGGCTGTGGTTGGTAAGTTAGTCAAACTAACAGAGAGCGAACAAGCAATTTGGGTACTTACCCAAAAGATTAACGACCGTGGTGTGCCGATTGACATGAAGGGCATTAACTACGCCACAGCATGTCTGCAAGGTGCCAAGGCAGAGATTGATCAAGAGATCAAGGCAATCACTGGTGGTGCCTCAGCCAATCAGACAGTCCTACTGCTCAGTTGGCTCGAGGAGCGGGGTTACAAACTCACCGACATAACGGGTGAGACCGTTGAGAATATGTTAGTAAGTACTAACTTACCTCCAAACGTCAAGAGGGTACTGGAGTTAAGACAACTAGGATCCCAAACATCCACAGCGAAGTATGAAAAAATGAGGGAGGTACAGGTTGAAAATAGGATACGTAATACTCTCGTATATCATGGTGCCAGCACTGGTCGTTGGGCTAGTAGGGGTGGCCTTAATCTACAGAATATTGCTCGCCCTAGTTTGGGTGATGAGGCTCTTCAGAAAGCCATAGAACGAGTTTTAGAGCGAGGCGAAGGGGGTAGCATGGAAGAACTCTCAAGTCTTGTCAGAAGCGTTATAAAGGCTCCTAAAGGGTATGTCTTTGTGGATGCAGACTTCAGTTCCATAGAAAACCGAGTAGCATCTTGGATTGCTGGTCAAACAGACAAGGTAGAGATGTTTAGGAATGGCTTAGACGAGTACAAGACATTTGCCAGTGCTTCGCTATTCAAAGTACCGTATGAAGAAGTAACCAAAGATATGCGCCAAATAGCCAAGTCGGCTGTTCTTGGGTGCATGTTTGGACAGGGGGACAAGGGGCTGACAAAGTATGCTGCCAAGATGGGTGTGTTGCTATCTGAAGTGCAGAGCCAAGAGGCTGTGAGGGCATATAGGAATGACTACAGCCAAGTAAAGAGCAAATGGGCTGAGTGTGACAAACAGGCTAGGCTTGCCATTGAGAATGAAAAGATTGAGTTTAAGACGGGTAAGCTATGCTTTGAGGTGAAGAGGAATGCGCTGTGGATGCGTCTTCCCAGTGGGAGGGTAATATGTTGGAGAGAGCCGAAGATCGAAGAGCAAGAGACACCATGGGGAGATCTGAAGAACGGTATCTCGGTTCTTAGTCAAAACACATTTAGTCGGCAATGGAAGAGGAATCCCTTGATAGGCTCGAGTATTTTTCAATCTGCCGTCCAGGCTACTGCTCGGGATATGCTGGCCGAGGCTTGTTTGAATCTTGAGGCCAACGGATTTGAGGTGCTTAACCTGATTCATGATGAAGTCCTTTTAATGGTGCCAGAAGACCAAGCCGACAAAGCACTAGAGCAAGTCCTTAACCTTATTACTATACCACCCACATGGGCACCCAATTTTCCATTGTCGGCAGAGGGGTGGGTTGGTGAGCGGTATAGGAAGTAACTAGCAGTTCCACTTTCTCAGACTCTTGTTAATTCGAGAGTCTGGGTCACGTGCTGTCTCTGAGGACGTTAGTTTCTTCTTCATACCTTCCATACGGGCACAGAACGAGTCTCTACGTGAGCCACCCTCTGGCTGAGGAGCCTTGAGCGTGCCACCAGTCTCACGATGGTACGACGCCCTTCCAGCGGCATTCAAACCACCAGATTCGCTCTTACCTTCTGAGCGTTGCCATGCTGGACTAACATGCCCACCTTTTTTAAACTCGGGTTTAGTTAAAAAACTATCTGCATTTTTAATATCATCAATGTCAACAAATCTAGGCATATTTGGGAAAATACGGCTCATAAAATCTTCGTTACTTATCTTACCTACCTCATAATCTCTGACATCATTAAAAGGTATTTTCGATATTCGATCTGTAACAAATTGTTCAAGCCATGGATATTTAGTGAAATTTTCATTAGATAGGAATTCACGAGATTTCATATCAAACACACCAGGTAAGTTTTCAAGATCTTTAACTGGAGCATTGCCAGCGTTATTATTTAACCATTCTTTAATATGTGGCACAAATTCTGGCTTGACTTCTTTATCAGCATATCCTTTAATTTGTTCAACCCTACCATTAATACCTTGCTGTAAAGTTGCTTGAGCAGAACCAGTTGTATCTCTCAAACTAAGCAATTTAGTACGACCATCTAAAATACCTTGATAGTAAGATTGAGCTGGCTTACCAGTAGAACCTTTTGGCATGGCACCAGTATGCGGTTCTAACGCTGGAATGTATTTATCGTTATCTCTATGCGAGGACACGACACAATGGTTAAGATCTTTACAATCAACACCAAGATCTCTCAAAAGTTGAATTGGATTTTTAGAATTTTCTTTATTAAACTCGATAATTTTCGAGCCATCATCAAACTGTGTTTGCGCTGGCAAGGCATTAAACCGTTCTACTTTATAAGCATTGTAAGCATCTTTATCTTTGTTTAAGTTTTTTATTCGTATAGCATCTTCGTCAAGCAATTTTTTAACTAAACTTCCCATAGATGTATTAGGTAATTTATCAACGCTCATTTTTCCAGATAACACATCATTTAATAAATCGTCTTTTATTTTATCTAATCCCATTTTTTTTGTAGTTGAATCCATCAAAAAATCATAAATTCTATCTCTGTCGTCTAATTTTTTAATACCAGGGTATTTTGCTGCATCCTCTCCCGCGGCTATTGAAGATGTCAAATACTCATCCACAATATTTTCATATTCCTTACCAACATCTGAAGTAGCGGTTTGTTTTCCAATATACCGGTTTTGTGGCAAACTAGCATCATTACCTTCTTTAAACAAAAAAGAGTCTAATGCTGATTTTCTAGACATTTCAGCATCTTCAGCAGATATCTTAGGAGTACCATCTCTTCTACGATAAGAAAACAAATTTGAATTGGATTTATCTATTTCAGCCAACACAGGATCTGTTTTAACACCTGTGCCCATTTGTTTGGTAATATAGTTTTGGTAGTTACTTAGCAACCATTTATTATAGGCATCGGCCTTTTCTTTTATTTCGTTAAATGTTTGTATTTTAATTGGATTAGATGGATCCTTATTCCATAAATTAGCAAATTCATTAATACTGTTTTGTTCATCTTGTAAATTTTCTGCTTTTACTTCTCCAAGATACCTTCTTTCAATATCCCAATCATTATATGCTTTTTTTGTATCATCATCTAGGCTTTTCCACCATTCTGTTTTAGGATCAACCATGGATTTATCTAAATGATAGCCTAGTTCTCCTTGATCTTTTAAAGGTCGGTCACTACCAAGGTTTGTTCTCCAGTTACCACCTTTTGGTTTAACGGCAAACATCATTTCTGGGTTTAGGAATCCAGCACCTGGCACCATAGGTTGTCCAGTTAGGATCTTTTCAGCAGCAGTCTCACCCAAGGCTCTGGCACCTTTACCAGCCACACGCACAGCTGGCATGGGGTTAACTGGAACAAATTCACCTAGCTTTTGAGATATCTTACCTTCATGGGTAGTTGGTTTACCAGGTAGAAAGTTCTGTATCTCTTCGGTAGTAGGTAGGGCAGGCGCATTAAACGCAGTGCCAATGTTGTCTGTAATGAGTTTATTGATGTCGCCAGGCAGTCCAGCCATTGCAGTTAGGGCACCCCTACCAGCACCATAGATTGTATTACCTAGCGCCTCTACAGCGGGACCTACAATGTTTGCAGTAGGGTCAACTGGTTGTCCAGCTCTATTCCTAGC